CGACTTGAGACCACCGGGCAGGTTAGACAAAGTGCCAGCGTCAACAAGCTGGCGGATAAGCATGGTCGCACTCTTAGCGTAGCCACCGATGAGGTGGATAAGGCCATAGCCATAGAAGCCAAACCCGGGAATGTATTGGTAGTGGACGAAGTGCTGTCGCTTGAGGTGGAGTTCATCGCCTTCATACCAATTCCTACGGATTGCTAAAACTTTGCGGGTGCCCTTCTCGACAGTGACCACGTACGGCAGTGCAATGTCGGTCTCTTCGCCCTTCTTGTTCTTGTGCTCGTAGCCTTCAAGGTTCAAGTCAACGTGAATCTCCAGCATCCGATACCGATCATCGTCGATGGCGCTCATGCCCATCTCTTCGGCTTTCTGCTTCTCGATATCATCTAGCTGATAGGACGGCTCACCCAACTCAATGTCGCGGTAGAACCCAGCTTCTTGGAGTTTAAGAACGTCGTTCTCAGTCTTACGCATCACGTGCGTAACCCGCTCGGCAGTCTCCAGATTACTGGCCCCGTACGGAACAACGATGTCCTCGGCGGGAATGAACACCGCCATCTGCCGCCCTTTGCTCGGGTCGTAGTAGACCTTCTTGAACGCGGAGCCCGTAATGGGCAAGTTCCACAGCATCTTCTCGTGCTCAGGGCGATACTCGTACATCACCTCAGTGAGCTGGTAGTTCATATCAGCTTGTACGCGAGCAGCGGCTTCTTCTTTCTGCGGCGTATCCTTGCCAATGACCACAGTCTTGACCGGACCTGCAGCCGGGAACGTCTCAGTAATCCCCTCGGACTGAAAGCGCACAACGGACTCGGTGAGCATCGGGTGAAACACACCACACGCGCCCAGCCACGGCTCAGTACGCTCCTCGTACTTCAGGCCCAGTAGCTTCAGACCTTCCACATACGTCTGCATCCAGTCTTTGCGGTCGTTACAGTCTTTCTCAAAGTCCGCAACTAGCTCTTCTCCAAGTGACTGCAAGTCGCTCTCGTCCATGTAGTCGGCGAGGTTCGCGTCAAAGTCTTTGTCGCTCTCGCGCTTGGTTTTGGGTTTGAGGTCAATCTCAAGGTCACCCACGCCGATACGTACTTCATCGGGGTTCTCAATCTCGATCTCAATGTCCGGCTCCAAAAGAGCATCGAGTCCAAGAGGGGCACCGTACAGCGCTTTGTCCATTCCACTAGTAGCCATGTCAATTCCTTAAACTGTGTAGAACCGCTCTCTGCGGTGGCCCTTGAACCAATTAGTATCTTCGGGCTCGTCTGTGGGCAGCCGAAGAAACCCGCCCTGACGAAACCTCATCAAGGCCAAAGTTGTCGCGTCAACCAAGTCGTCGTGCTCTCCGGAGGGGAACGCCGCGATCTCGTCCACAAGTTCCTCTGCCCACCGGGTGCGCGGCACCCAGACTTTCCCAGAGGCGATTATGTCGGATACAGCATTAAGGCGGGCAATTTTGTCTTGACCCTTACTGGGGGTGAACTCTTGCGCGGGTATGCCCATAGACCGCAGCTCATATATAAGAGGCGCTCCAGTGGCCTTCTTCTCAATGAGCAGCCCGTCCGGCTCCCATTCTCGGTATTGCTCAAGAACGTCCCGTTTTAGCTCCACCCATTCGACACGTTTTTTGTACGTGTTCAAAAGGATCAAGTTTTTAGTCATGTCCTCCTCGTTGAGGAACACTCCCCACGTCGTCCCAGCGGAGTAGTCGGCCCGCTGGTTCTTCTCAAACGCCGTATCCCAAGTCTGAAGGATGTACTCACACTGCGGGGGACGCTCGTCTTCCCACCATTTCCACCAGTCGCGCTTGACGATGGCTGACTCGTTACCCACCGGGTTCTGCTGGTACTGGGCCTGCCACTTACTATTAGGCAGTTCTTCCCGCAGCGCGGATAGTTCTTCGATCGACCAGAACTGAGGCCATAGCGGGTTGCCCGAGGGCAGGATGGCCGGGAACTCAATGACCTCCCAGTCGTTCTCACCCCGCAGTGCAGCATTTTTGAGGACCTGCCCCGCCAAATCGCGCTGTGCCCACCTTGTCATAACGATGACAATAGCTCCCCCCGGCTGCAGACGCTGCCTTGGCCCCGAGGTGTACCACTCATAGACTTTATCGTACACTTCTGGGTTAGTGGCTGCCATCGCCGCCTCCTGTTCAGAGTGCGGGTCATCAATAATGAGCAGGTCAGCACCCTTACCGGTCACCGTACCGCCCACACCGATAGCAAAATAGTCGCCACCCTTGCTGGTGTTCCACCGCCCCGCCGCTTTGGAGTCGGCTTGCAGGCTCAGGTCTGGAAAAATGTCGTGGTAGACCTCGGAGTCCACCAAGTTACGCACTTTTCGACCAAAACCCACCGCCAATTCGCCCGTATTCGAGCTTTGAATCACTTTTTTGTGCGGAAACTTCCCCAAAAACCAAGCCGGGAGCAGATAAGACGCAAATTCTGACTTGGTATGGCGTGGCGGCATGTTAATGATCAGCCGTTTGCACGTCCCGTTAGCCACCCGCTCAAACGCCTCGGCCATTCGCTTGTGGTGTGCCCCAGAAATGAAGCTAGGCCACGCTTTCTCGACAAATTTGATGAACTTGGTCTGGATAAGCTCGCGTTCTTTGAGCTTCTCAAGCTTTATTAGCTGCGCTTCAAGCACCCGCAGGTCACTCTCGGACAGTTTGCCCGAGCTAATCAGGGCTTCGATGTCTTTAAGAGACACACCACTCATGGCGCTGGGTCCAAATTTTCAGATTCCGCATCTTTCTCGGCTTTCTTTTGCTCCACAACCTCGTCTAGCTCGTCCATCAGGTTGGTTACGTCCGTCACTTCGGCGTTGAGCAGGCGTTTGACCCTCTCTTTAATAGAGTCCTCCAGCGATTTGGAAGTGGTGTGGTGCACCGTGATCTCGCTGCGCTCGGTAAAAAGGCCAATGTCTGAATGTTTGCCCAGCAACTCAAGCGCTTTTATCTCCAACTTCGGGTCCCCGCAGTCGGCCAACGTGATCAGCTTGTTGGTGATGAAGTTCCTAGCCTGCAACGCATCTGCAAATGCGCTGTAGTCGAACCTGCGGATTAAGTTATGGGCAGCCGACGCTTCTGCCGAGGAGGTTACATGTTTGGGGGTCTTGCCCTTGCCCTCGCCTGTGATGAGCGCTTTGGCTCTGTGCAGGTCTTCGTTGTCAAAGTCTATCGACCCGCCAAGCTGGGAAATTAGATCGACCGTATTGATAGCAACAGCGACAGCATCTGCATGCGTCTTGGGCTGCTCGTCGGAGAGATCGAATGGAACTTGGTGTTCCAAAGTAGGTTCAACAGGGATCATGGCACCGAAAAGAGTTCGGGAATGCGCCGAATGTAACAGAAAAATATATGGGGGTGGGGGGTTGGCAAAAAAATTGTTGACGGGGGGTGTTCTGTGGGAAGTAAAAATAAATGTGGTCTGGGGGAAAACGCAAGGGGGTAGGGGGTCTTTGTGTACCACGTAGTTATGTAAAACTTGGGGCGCGTAATCGTTTGAGTGGATTAGTGTGTATGCGGAGCCACCTCCCCTTGCTGTAAAAATGGGGCCCGGGGGGTCTGTTTGTGAGTATCTGCTAACTATGTTACCCCATATACCCCTGTATTTATTGTTCACGCCTAGATTGCATATGGTCTCATTTTGTGGTATAATATACCCATGCTGCAGGAATCCTCCCGTAGCATAGTTAGATAGTTAGATACATTCGAAAGGTTAGATTATGTCCAAAGTCATTGCATCCCCCATTATTGAAGATAACGCTCCTGCTAACATTGTTACCCTTCGCGGTGCTGTAGCCGATGCTCTCAAACGTCAGTACGGTGCGACGAAAGAGTATGCAATTGCATTGTGCGCGTTCCTGCCCGATGCATGGTATGACGTAGAACACAATTCCCTGATCGAGGGTGACAAGCCTGTCCTAGTGGAAGCGAAAGCATTCCGCGCAACTCTCAAGGCTGCAGGGCACGCAAACCCCTCGGTGATGTGGACTCGCGTACGTGATGCTGGACGGGAATACATGGAGGGGGTTGCGGATGAAGAAGAGTCCAATGGTGCAAAGCCCCGCAAGTCCCTGCAATTGCGTTTGATCGATGATCTAATCAAACTGTACAAAGCTTGCAAACGCGAAGAAAGCTTGAGCACGCAACAGCAAAATGCTCAAACCAGTATCGTGTCTGCCCTCGCTGCCCTCGGGGTTGACGTGAGCACAATCACTAAGTAATTACCCGCCCCGGGGAAACCCGGGGCCTCGAACCCGGCCCGCCTTGCGCGGGCTTTTTTGCGTCTGCCCCTAACAATGTTATGGATTGGGGTTTACGCGTGAACCGGAAATTTTTGGCGAATACCAGTTCTCGATGCGGGGGTAGTCCCAATGGTTGGGCTAACATGGTTAGCGGGGGCTGACTTGTTCTAAACACTAAGCATCCGCTCTGCGTTCACGCAGAGTAACAAGAATATGTTTAGGGCGCAATTAGGGGAAACCCTTGGAATACCAGTTCTCGATGCGGGGGTAGTCCTAACATTGTTATATAACTTAGCCGGGTTGTTACGAAAAATCGGCTGTTGTTACATACAGTGGTAGCCGCAAACCCGCATGGATGCTAGATTGTTATATGTTACGAAATTTTAGACAAATGGGGGTCGATCCTGCAGGGCAAAACAAGACGCCAAGCGCAATTCGTACCACACCAATTTTTAGGAACCTCATTCATATAGTTCTAAAAACTATAACTTTATAACATTACACACAGTTTTTGCCTTTTTTTTCTTTTAAATCAACAACTTACAATGTTACGTTTCCGTGTTACGTTCACGCCAATCGTTACAAAATTTCATCACATCACCCCCTCCAATTTCGTAACACCCTGCCCCCTGCGCCGCCCCAACTTTTGTCCCTGCCCAGACCAATCCGCTTGACTATGGTATAACATTGTGGTATAATATAGGTTGGCTGGGAAGAATCCCACCACGGCCCCCAGCCCACCGACCCCGGGCTAACAATGTTAGAGGTGATTAGAGAATGACCAACCTTGACTGGAGCACCTGCGTTGACTGCGGTGATGACTTCCCCGCCGAGCGTGCCTACCTCGGCTACCGCACCTGTCTGTTCTGCGGTGAAGACCGTGCCCGTACCGAGCGTGCAAGCTGGTGCGTGATACAGGAGTACACCAAGGGCAACTATCAGTATGTAACGCCTACTTCAGCACACCTAACGCTCAAGCAGACTAACCAGAAGCACATCAGGAGCTGATATGACCAGAGCCGAGAAACTAGAACGCGTTGTGTTCCTGCTGGCAATCATCGTCGTGATGCTCGATGTGCTGGTGTGGAGACCCTGAAGACTAACAATGTTATAGGAGAGTACGAAATGAAGACATATGAAGTTGAGCTGCGCCGCACGAGTTTCATCGTGCTGACTGTAGAGGCAGAGAGCGCAAGCCAAGCCGAGGAGCTTGCATGGAAGGGCGTTAACTTTGACCCGGTGAACGATGACGCATCGTGGGATGTTGAATCCATCGAAGAAATTGGGGGTGCGAAATGAACCGATACAAACTAATCGACGAGGGCTACACGTGGGAGGAGGCCGAGGGGATCATCTCCTACTACGCCGAGGAGCAAAACGACGCCGCGCGAGATCAGCAACTGCTAGAGGAGTACGAGCGTGCCGAGTACGACAAGCAACTGGACAACTTCAGTAGGAGCTAACAATGTTATGCAGGTATTACGTAACCGGGTTTTCTAATCGGTTCGGCTGCTGGATGTGCGAGACATTCGAGGCCAAGTCAATGACGGCGGCGAAACAGAAGTTTGTAGCTAGGTTCCCAACGCTAAAGCGTATCAAAGCATACGCTCTGCGCAATATGAGCTAGCTCACGAAGATAGTATATACAACCAAACGAAAGGCAATCATGGGATACGCAAGCGCAAGATACCTGCCCTACCTAGATAACTATGCCGAGGCGGTTAAGAAGTACGAAGACACCAAGCCAATTCGAGGTAGTGATAACCGTAGACCGCTCGGTCGGCGGCGTGACCACCATACCTACTGGCTGCGTATGGTTGGGGGCAATGTCGAGCTGGTGCTGCACCAGACGCCGGTGATTACTTATCTGCCCGACAGCACAGTCGTGCTTACGAACGGCACGTGGGTGACCAACTCTACGCACGAGTTCATCAGCGCAGTCTTGCGAGGGGTGCGAGCTAGTGGTTGGCGGGGTAACACCAAGCTGGAGGTAGCAGGGCAGATGCAGTTCATGCCCAGCAAGGGCGAAGTCGTGCTTGTGCCCGGCGAAACCAGCGCGTTCAAGTTCCAAGCCACCAAGCCGGTGATGGGCTACTGCATGAACCGCAAGGCCGCTAACAATGTTAGGCGCAGGTACGCAGGGTTTCGGGCCTACTTTGAGAACTTCATCAAGCTGCGCTCCGAGCTGGTCATACAGACAAAGTACGGCAGCCTACGCACAAGCGGCAACGCCGCCATCGCCGTGTACAAAGAAGAAGTAGACGCGGTGCTTGGTGGGTTCGCCGACGGCGTGGCGGTGCTCAGTCTGTCGCAACTGGGCAGTACTGCTACCACCAACAGCTGGAACCGCGACAAAGTACTCAAGTACCGCCCCGCGCAAGAAGCCCTGCTGCTCAAGTTGATCGACCCCACGCAGTCCGAGGAGGCGCGGCATGCCAACTACTACAAGGCAACGCTGGCCCTGCTGCTGGGAGACAAGGTAGACAGAGAGCACTCCGCGCTCGACACCCCGCTCATATGTCACGTGGAGACCGCGCTAAACAAGTTCGACTGCGTCTTGATGATGGCGTGCGCAAGAGAAGTACTCAAGATCGTCGAGTTGACGGCCAACAAAACCCCCAACCCCGCGTATCTGGGTTGGATCATCGAAGGAGAAAGCAAATGAGCGAAGTTAAAAAAGACGGTTTGGTTCTCATACACGCACGTACGGGTAAGGTTGTGAGTGTTGACGACGTGGTGCTGGACTTCCGGGGGGAAGCTGAGACTGTAGTAGGAGGAGAGCCGCCACACAAGCCGGGGTCAACGGGCCGGGTGTATGTGAAGGGCGGTGAGTACTACCCGTCTGTGTTCGATCTTGTCTGGGCCGAGGACAAAAGAGCTTGACAATACCACTTAACTGTGGTACAATATAGATTCGTTGGGGGGAAATGCCTCCCAGCAAACCCGCCTAACTATGTTAGGCATCCCATCAGAAAGTTCGAGGAGTTAGATCATGGCAGAGATTCAATTCGGCAAGAGCATCACGCTCAAGCAAGCGGCAACGCTGATTGTCACCAACCCCACCACCCGCTTCATGCTGCGGGGTGAGCCGGGTATCGGCAAGTCCTCCCTGCTGGAGTCAATCGCATCCCAACTAGGGTATGACTACGCATACATCGACGTGCCGAACATGGACTTGGGCGACATTGCGATGCCCGTGATTGACCACGAAACCAAGACCACGCGCTACTACCCGAATGCCCGCTTCAAGGTGCACCTCGGTAAGCCCCTAGTCATCATGCTCGATGAGTTCAGTAAGGGTGCCGACCCGGTCAAGAACATGCTGCACCCCATGCTCGAGAAGGCGAACCCGCGCCTCGGTGACTTGCCCATACTCAACGATACGGTTGTGTTCATGACGGGTAACCTGACCACGGACGGCGTGGGCGACAGCTTGAAGGCGCACAGCTTGAACCGCGTGGTGTCGGTGACGATAAGCAAACCCACATCCGAGCAGTGGCTTGAGTGGGCGGTGCCTCATGGCATCGAGCCCGAGGTGTGTGCGTGGGTCAATCAGTTTCCCCATGCTCTGGCAAGCTACACCGATGCGGCGCAGGGTGACAACCCGTACATCTACAACCCGCGCAAGCCGCAAGCCTCGTTTGTATCGCCGCGCTCGCTCGAGACCGCCTCTAACATTGTTAGGACCCGCAAGCTCAACGACCCGGACTCGGTGATTGCCGCTCTGTCTGGCGCAGTAGGTGAAGCAGCAGCGCGTGATATGCAGGCGTACATCGAGTTTGCCGACCAGCTACCTACGTGGGAGCAGCAGATCAAGTACCCCGACAGCACCAAGGTACCGACAAGCCCCGGTGCGTGTGCGATCACGGTGTTCGGTGCGATCAGCCGGGTAGACAAGCACACCATCGCGCCGTTCATGCAATATCTCGAGCGGTTCGAGCCTGAGTGGCAAGCCGTGTTCGCTATCAACATCGCCAAGACTGCAAGCAAGCAAGGCATCGCGTTCAGTTGCAAGGCGTTCGCCGACTGGGTTGCCAAGAACCAAGACTTACTGTAAGGAGATAACTATGTTAGAGGAACGCAAACTTCAGAAGGCCAAGATCAGCCTGATGCGTGACCCCAAGTTCGCCCTGCTGCAGGGGATCATGATGGTGGGCCGCACTAGTGTCGATGACAAGATACCTACCGCGTGCACCGATGGCCGCAACGAGCGGTACGGGCGCAAGTTCATCAAGGAGCTACGTGAGCAGGAGCTGGCGTTCGTAGTAGCTCACGAGTGTGGGCACAAGATGTACCGGCACCTGACCACGTGGCGCAAGCTGCACGACGAGAACCACAAGCTCGCCAACATGGCGTGCGACTACGTGATCAACCTCGGACTCAAGGACCTCGACCCGCAGGGGCGCACCATCCAGATGCCCGTGTGGCGTGATGGTCCTCGACGTGGCGACCCGATGGGTCTGATCAATGAGAAGTTTCGCGGCATGAATGCCAAGCAGGTGTTCGACATCCTCAAGCAGGAGCAAGAGCCCGGTGACGAAGGTGGTAGTGGCAACGAGGGTGGTGACGGTGGGTTGGACGACCACGACTGGGATGGTGCCAAGAACATGAGCGAGGAGGAGAAAGAAACGCTCGAGCGCGAGGTAGACCAAGCGATCCGTCAAGGACTCATGGCGCATCAAAAGATTGCGGGTAAGGGGGCGGGCAGCATGGGGCGTGAGCTTGAAGAATTGATGCAGCCCAAGGTGGACTGGCGGGAGGTCCTGCGTGAGTTCGTCAAGTCCGTGTGCCGCAACAAGGACAAGAGTAGCTGGCGGCGTGTCAATCGTCGGATGCTCTCTAGTGGGTACTACATGCCCAGCATGATCGGTGAGCGCGTGGGTCGGATTGTCATTGGTGTGGACACATCGGGCTCCATTGGTATCCGTGAGTTATCGGACTTCTTGTCTGAGGTCAAGGGTATTGCCGAGGAGGTCAGCCCTGAACAGATTGACTTGATCTATTGGGACAGCGTAGTAGCTGCGCACGAAGAGTACACGGACGTGACTAACATTGTTAGCCAGACCAAGCCAGCCGGTGGCGGCGGTACATCCCCCTCATGTGTGTCGCAGTATCTGAACGACAAGAACATCAAGCCCGAGTGCGTGGTCATGCTCACCGATGGGTGCGTGGGCAATGATTGGGGGCACGACTGGCCCGCTGAAGTTCTGTGGTGTGTGGTTGGGGGCGGCGATGCGGTTGCTACCAATGGCAAGACTATCCATATTAAAGACTAAGGAGAGCAGCATGATGGTGCTAAAGCTGGGCTGGGATTCGACATTCGCCTTGTCGGTGAAGGACGCGGTGGCTATCGCCGAGATTCTCTCCAAGGCATACGCGTGGAAGGAGGAGTACACCCCCGGCGGTAAGGACAATACTTTCCATGCGTACCCCAACGAATCCAAGATCACGATGGAGTTGATCAGCGATGACCTGTTCAACATGGCAAAGCTGGCGGGTAAGCCCGAGAAGAAGTAACTTTGTTAGGGGGCACCCATGGCGAAGCGGAAAAGCAAGTACATGCTCCTGCGTGGCAAATTCGGTAACTTCATTGTTGTCGAGCGCAGATGGTACGACTTCGTTGGTATCGCCAAGAATCGAGGGCGCAACCAATCATGGGTGATTGCCGCGCAGAGTGACGACCATGCAATCCTGCAAACGATGGCTGGCCTTACTGGTAGGCATGTGCCAATGGAAGTAAACATAAAGACGGAGAACTGAAATGAGTATCAGCGCATCAGCAGTGTTAGTGGAACTGAACATCAGCGTGTGGCCCGCGTCCAAGATCGACCGGGAGGTGACCGACAAGGTCAATGCCGACGCAGGTGCAGTGCATGGCGCATCGCAGACCAAGAAGAACCTGTTTGCAGGTACGTCGCTACGCAAAGACATCGAGAAGTTCGCGGCCCGAGTACGCCTGTATCACAACCAGCACACGCTGCCGTGGGCTGATAAGGGTGAACGCTTATTGCCAACCCGGTTGTTCATGGACTACAAGACCACAATGAATGCGCACGAGCAGACGTTCAACATGCTGTGCGATAACTTCTACATCGAGTACCCACGTCTGGTGGCCGAGGCCCCGGTTGCGTTGCAGAGTATGTACAAGGCCGACGACTACCCGCCCATCGAGGATGTGCGTATGAAGTTTGGGTTTCGTCGCTCAGTCAAGCCTGTGCCCGAGGCCGGGGACTTCCGCCTCGACGTGCCCGCCGATGACCTCAAGGAACTGGTGGTGGAGTTTGAAGAACAGCAGACGCAAAAGCTAGCCGAAGCATGCCGGGAGCCGTGGGATCGTTTGCACACCGAGCTGACAACCATCTCGAAGAAACTGACCGACATGGATGGCGAGGACAAGCGACGCTACCACGACTCACTTATCAGCAACCCGCTGGAGCTGTGCCAATTGCTGACTAAGCTGAACATCACCAACGACCCCAAGCTGGAAGAGGCACGCAAACAGCTAGAGCTAACTATGTTAGGGGCAGACCTTGAGAGCATCAAGGAAGACTCGACCGCTCGCATGGGTGTGAAGTCCAAGGTGGACGACATCCTCAAGAAGTTTCAATGGTAAGGAGATAGAAAATGAAAGCAACTCAATTGCGAAACGTGGTACTCAGCGATGATGCCAAGGAAAGTATTTGTAAGCGCACGCCAAGCGGGTACACCTCGGAGTATTCCTTGCCCCCAAAACTGGACTCCGTGATCGTGGAGATTGCCCAGTTGCACCCAACATGGACATTCACTGCTGTATCTGCCATTCGTGATACGCAGACGGACACCTGTCAACAATTCAAACTACATGGGTTTCAAGTACGGGCGGGTGACGAAGTGTTGGGCACGATTACCGGGGAACGAGGGGGTAGGAGCTACGAGTACGAGATCATGATTAACTCCCCACGAATCAACGCGGTTCGACAACGAGGGGGCGGCTACACAACCAAAGACCCAAAGAAGGCAATTGCCAAGATCAAGAAGATGTTTAGCCCTATGACTGTTACGGAGCGGCTATGCAATGGGACCGAGACCGCAGCGCGGTATATCGAGAACGCGGTGTATCGACACAAGAGTGAGACCGGTAAGGTACGCAGGACCGTGCAAGAAGCTGCCCAAAATTACGTGCGAGGCCCCGGCTTTGAACAGTTCATGCTGTACGTATCAACGCAGATGGATGAAGGCGAGAGGGCCAAAGTTCTATGGGCTAAAGAGACAGATGTTATTTTGACTGAGGAGTTAGCCGTACTGGAGAACTTGCGTGATCAGTTAGGTACCGATAAGTCGGTGCTTGTTGTGCGCGACATGAACAAATATATTGTGCGTGTTGGTGACACGGTCGAACTCTATGACGATAATACGCTCCCTGCGGAACTGCGGGGGAAGTTAGGCATGCTCAAGCTGGTGGACAAAGAACACTTTGTCTCTGGCGCTGGATGTCGCGTGACCGACGATGTGTTTGTTCTTGTTGCATGAGGAGCTAACTATGTTAGAGAAGATTCCACCCTACACCACGAAGACAGGCATTAGGATTGGTGGGCGTTACGAGCCACCGCTGCGCTCCGACTACACACACGAGGAGAAGTTCGTGCAAGACCTGTTGATCGGTTCTCCGGCGTTTACGTTCGAAGACACGGTGCGGTTTGTTTTGTACTGTGTTTGTGTAGTTCTTATTGTGTTCCTGCTGTCTGCGCTGGGGGTGAGATGACAAAAGAAGACTTGGATGACCTGCTCTACAACGTCATCTACTGGTGCCGCTTCATCGTGGCGATTGTGCTAGTGCTGTTACTTGTGGGGGTGTTTGTATGACTGACCGCGAACTGATGCAGCAGGCGCTGGAGGCGTTGACTGCGTATGACGGGACGAATGGTGCAAGCCAAAGAAAGCGTGTTCTCGCCGCCCTGCGCGAGCGGCTGGCGCGGCAGGAGCAGCAACCGTGGGAGCAGTTACACCCCGAGATGGGCAACCCTTTTGCGCGGCAGGAGCAGGAGCCTGTGGCCCATGTAACTGTGGCCGGCGTGTTGTTCGACTTCATGGGCTGGCTGACATCACGCAAAGAGCGAATTGTCTTGTCGTCTGCTGATAACGCATCGCCAGCAGTTGAGGCGATCACTGAGTTCGCAAAGATGAGGAGCTTGTCATTGGCCGACGCAAATGTGCAGAGCTGGCAACAAGCTCTTGCCGCCGCGCCGCTCCGCGAGTGGGTGGGGCTGACGGAGCAGGATTTCTCGGCGATCAACCAATCAAGCCTAACAAAGTTGCAAGCGGCCACCTGCGCCGAGTCAATCCTCAAGGAGAAGAACGCATGACCCGCGAGGACGTTGAAAACTTTACCCGGCAAGCTGGCGGCTTTGACGCTACGCCTGAATTCCTTGAACGCTTCGCCGCCCTTGTCGCCGCAGCCGAGCGCGAGGCGTGTGCGAGGGTTCTTGATGAGATGGCTGATGATATGGCCCGAGAGATGGAGCCAAGCACAGCGATTGCATATGTCCGAAGCAAAGCCGCCCTCATCCGGGCAAGAGGAGAGAACACATGAGAGGCAACGGCTACAAAAATATTGCGGCTGAAAATGTCATGGCTATGAACGCGTACTCCGCTTCAAACCAAGCTATGGCAAACAAGAAACGCATGTGCTGGAAATGTCAAAAAGATAAACACACTAAAGGCGGACACATCAAAATGTTTGCCGGGGGGCCGATGAAATTTATCTGCAAAGAGTGTCTTGATGGGAAGTAACGTCCGACTAGCCCGAGTGCGCGTGGCCCTACGCGCAACACCAGACGGCATGACTGTGGCAGAGATTGTTGAGGCTGTGCAAACAGACCGCAGTCATGTTGGGAGAATTCTCAAGGCCATGCCCGACGCTTACATTGACCGCTGGGTCGTGAGCGAAGCCGGGAAACGATGGTGGCAAGCTGTCTGGTGTGTTGTTGTTCCCCCTGAAAATTGTCCTAGACCTACGAGAAAAAAATGACCCAACCTAAATGCAAGTGCCACCCCGACAGTCCGTTCGTGTGGCGCAACGTCCCCCGCCCATCCATGTTTGCCAAAGACCCGCACTTCAAGGGCACCAACGCCATGCTGTCGCAGAACCAAACCAACGTGGTCGAGAAGAAGCGTGAGGAAGGCATCGACATCAGCAACCTACCCGGCATCTCAAAGTTTGAGCGCGTCATCAACGTCAAGCAATTCATGGTCTATTCCAAAGCCGGGAAGGTTCTATGAGTTACATCATTGCATCGTTGCCGCCGCTCAAGTGTTTTGTAAGGCGTGAGTTTCTGTACAACCACACCAAGGGTTTTGGGGAGCTGGAACCCGCTATCTGGGTCAGCATCAAGGCGCTGCGCGGTCAGGTGTTCCGCATTGAGTCGTTGCTCCCGGCTTATGGGGCTTTGTACGACAAGCTACCGATCCATGCATATGTGTGGAAAGCCGATCATGGTGATCTGCCAATTGATATGCTGCAATTGTGGGACTGCATGGGCTATCGATTTACCGTCTGTGAAAAGATTGGGCTACGCAATCTGGGCGTCAAGTTTCTGGGCAAAGACAAGCAGTGGCATCACGGGCGCTACCTGTTCACCGTAGATTTCTGCGCGGATGAGCTGGACGTGGACACGGGGTTCACGGAGCAAGCCGAGGAGCACAAGTCGTTTAATTTCATTCGCTTGGACAACGGCCAGTTTGCCACGCAGCCCAACAACCGCTGCCTCTGGTACGACCAGTCCCTGATTCCTGCGACCGTCAATTTCCCCGACTTCCAAGCTGCAAGGACGTTTTACTCAGTAGACGGCACTCGCAAGTGGGCCGCTGGCGACGATTGGTTTTACGACATTAAGGAGAAGAACGCATGAACCGTAAGAAGAACCCCCCACTACCTAAACCAAACGAGCTGTGGCCGTTCACTCGCGTGGACGCCAAGATTCTAGAAAGGATGCACCGTGCTCACTTGAAACAAACCAAACCACAACCCATCAAAGACGAGGAGTTAGCACTTCTATGACAACCGGAATTGAAGAACTGAAGCCCCCAACAAAACGTAAAGGGCGCGGTCTGGGCAAAAAGCCCGCACTACTGTGCACCAGCATACGCCTACCCCGGCATGTGATGGAGTACTTCAATCAAATGCACAACAAACAGGAAGCTATGCGCGAAGTCCTAGTAGCGTATGCGGAAACACAACTTGATACCAAGGAGAATTGATATGGCTAAAAAATCAAACGCGGCAAAAATTCGTGCGCACATGATGACCCACCCCAACGCGAAACCTGCCGACGTGGCAGCAAAGTTTAAGGCTAGCCTAGCGTACGTGTACGTGATCCGCTCACAGATGAAGAAAGCGGAAGCTACTCGCAAGTTCAGGCACCCCGATGGGACACCAAAGATTCGTATGCAGAGCTCGGAGACCGTGCCCCCCGCACCCGCTGAGGAGTGGAAGACCGTTGCGGTAGTTTCTTCAGGCACGTCAATCAACGACATGATCAATCCCGCGCACTACAAGGCGGGTGGTATCGAGACCATCGACTTCATCGAGGCCAAGAAGCTGAACTATCACCTCGGCAATGTGGTGAAGTACATCACCCGTGCAGACCTCAAAGGCGAGCGCTTGGAGAACCTCAAGAAGGCCAAGTGGTACCTTGACCGCGAGATCGCTCAGGGCTAATTTTTCGGGGGGAAAGCGGATGCTGGAGACAGTGCAGCGAGTACCCCCACCTAACAATGTTAGTGGTTGACAATGTAAAAAGTTGTGGTAGGATGTCTGAAACACTGGAGTAGTTATGAGTGACGGTACCTTTTTGATCCCTTTGAAAATTAGCAGCGGCGATTGGCTGGATGAGTGCCCGTACTGTGGGCACAACAACCTGCACCAGTCAGACGTGACAGTGTTTAATCGCTACGGAGATGCAGAAAAAGTTCGAGTTACCCATGTGATGGATAACGGCACGATCACCTCTGCCAACGTGCCCAACGAACAGACAAACAACCCGAGCAGTCAGCGCGATGGTATGCAGGTGCACTTCTGGTGCGAAGGGTGTGACGAGAAGCCAATCTTGGCGATTCTCCAACACAAGGGCACCACTTTCATCGGGTGGCAGAAGTAATGGCTACGCCCGAGTCCAAGGTTAAAGCCAAGATCAAAAAGATACTTAAGGACAACAGCGTGTACTACGCTATGCCGATTGGCACCGGCTACGGCAACAGCGGCGTGCCTGACTTCCTGTGCTGCGTGAACGGCAAGTTCGTGGCGATCGAGGCCAAGGCTGGTAAGGGCGAGACAACCGCGTTACAAGAAAAGAATATGCGTGAGATCAGAGAATCGAACGGCATGGCTCTGGTCATACGTGAAACTGAGCTAGACAACGGCTACTTTGCCGAGTTGATCTACCTGATTAAGGCCATAAAGTGAAAATTCTCACGATTGATTTTGAAACTTTCTATAGCAGGGAGTTTTCTTTGACGAAAATGACAACCGAGGAGTACATCCGTGACCCCCGGTTTGAAGTGATCGGTGTGGCCGTGCAAGAAGATGACGGGGAGCCGGTGTGGTTTAGCGGCGATGCCATAGCTACATACCAGTTCCTTGCCTCTTATGACTGGGCCAACTCCCTTGCGCTAGCTCACAATGCCCCGTTTGATGGGGCCATCCTTTCATGGGTGTTTGGCATCAAGCCCAAGGGCTGGCTCGACACGCTGAGCATGGGGCGTGCTCTTCACGGCACTGACGTAGGTGGTAGCCTCAAGGTGTTGTCCGCGCACTATGCAATTGGTGAAAAGGGCAACGAGGTGGAGGTTGCGATTGACAAGCGCCGTGAGGACTTTGACTCCGAAGCGTTGGCTCGTTATGGCGAGTACTGCAAGAACGATGTGGTTCTCACATTTGAATTGTTCGGCTGTATGTCCTCTGGGTTTCCGTCAGTTGAGTTCCTGCTGATCGACGCTACAGTTCGCATGTTTACTGACCCAGTACTACAACTAGACAAGAAGGTATTGGAGGCCCATCTGGCTACAGTTAAAGCGAAGAAGGCTGACTTGCTGGAGGCGGCGGAGTCTGATAAAGACGTGTTGATGAGCAACCCAAAGTTTGCCGACTTGCTCAGACTCTACGGAGTTGTACCCCCCATGAAGGTCAGTCCGGCTACGGGCAAACAGACTTACGCGTTCTCCAAAAGTGACGAAGAATTCCGCGATTTGTTGGATCACTCAGAACCCGGCGTGCAGTTGCTTGTAGCTGCTCGACTAGGAGTTAAATCCACCATCGAAGAAACTCGCACCGAGCGGTTTCTTGGCATCGCAAGCCGAGGATCGTTGCCTGTGCCGCTTAGGTATTACGCAGCGCACACTGGTCGCTGGGGTGGGGACGACAAACTCAACCTCCAGAATCTTCCTCGCACCTCACTGCTCAAGTACGCGATTCTTGCACCGGACGACCACTACATCATTGACTCGGACTCCAGCCAGATCGAAGCCCGTACGCTGGCATGGCTAGCTGAGCAGGACGATTTAGTGTCTGCATTTAAAGATGGCGCAGATGTCTACCGGATCATGGCGTCTGGCATCTACGGCAAGGCAGCAAACGTAATCTCCAAAGACGAGCGGTTCGTGGGCAAGACAACGATTCTTGGCTGTGGCTACGGCATGGGGGCGGCGAAGTTTCAAGTACAGCTTGCTAACTTTGCAGTAGATATTGACATAGATGAAGCTAAACGTATTATCGATACGTACCGCCAAAAGTACGCGAAGATACCGAAACTATGGAAAGACGCTGGGCAAGTCCTAGACGCGATCATTGCCGACCAGTACACTGAATTTGGGTGTGGCGGCCTCCTGCAGGTTGAAGGTCGCAAGGGCATCCGACTACCCAACGGCTTATACCTTAAGTACACAAACTTGCGGGTGGAGCAAAACCCGGAAACCGGAAAGTCAGAGTACTTATACGACACCAAGCGGGGGAGAGCGATGATCCCCACTCGGATTTATGGGGGCAAGGTGGTAGAAAATGTATGCCAAGCCCTAGCCCGTATTGTTATCGGAGAGCAGCTTTTGCTCATCGCTAAAAAGTATCGAGTGGTGATGACGGTGCATGACGCGGTCGCATGTATTGCACCTATCGAAGAAGTGGACCACGCACAAGAGTACGTGGAGTCGTGTATGCGGGTCTGCCCAACATGGGCTACGGACCTACCTTTGGACTGTGAGTCAGGATATGGGAAAAGTTATGGCGATTGTTGAAGGCGAAGCTGTTGTGGACTACGCGTACCCGTGCATGATGGCAGAGCGGGCGCTAAAACAACTGCATGAGTTTATGCTGGAGGGCAAGTACGACCAAGCCGTCGATGCCGCGATCATTGCACTTACCGAAACAAGGCTTACGCTTACCGCAGTTCGTGCAATGCGTGAAGCCCGCGACGCGCGGGAACGGGGTGAACGGTGAGTATCGTCTGGTCTTTTAGTAGCCTCAAGACGTTCCAGCAGTGTCCGAAGAAGTACTACCACGTCAAGGTAGCCAAGGACATCAAGGAGTCGGACACGGTAGCTACGCTGTACGGCAAGTCGGTGCATACCGCTGCCGAGGAATACATCCGCGACGGTGTTCCGGTACCTGAGAAGTTCGCGTACTTGCGCGACACGTTGAACCATCTGAAAGCCATCGAAGGCGAAAAGTACTGCGAACTCAAACTTGGTTTGACCAAGGACCTCAAGGCTTGCGACTTTGATGCGTCCGATGTCTGGTGGCACGGCATCGCCGACCTAGTTGTGATTAACCACGAGAAGAAACTTGCCCACTCTGTGGATTACAAGACCAGCAAGTCAGCCCGGTACGCGGATACCAAGCAGTTGGACCTCGTGGCGTTGGGCATCTTTGCTTTGTTCCCTAACATAGTTAGGGTCAAGTCCGCGTTGGCCTTTGTGGTCAGTAAAGAGTTTGTGGCCGCCGAGCACCACGCTGCAATGGCTAACACGTATATTGAGAAACCCGCTCAAGATGTGGCCCGCATTGAGGCGGCCCTGAAGAACGGCGTATGGAACCCAGTCCAAGGCCCGCTGTGCAAGTTCTGCGCAGTGAAAGAATGTGAGTACAACAGGAGCTGATATGCCCTACGTAAACAAACCCCGTCCTTACAAGAAGGAATACCAACAGCAAGTCGCCCGAGGCGAACTGCCAGCCCGCATGGAACGGCAACGCGCCCGTGAAGCAATTGACAAAAAAAATTCCGACGCCAATAACAACGGACGAGCCGACGTGCGCGAAGGCAGAGATGTTGCACACGTCAAAGCTTTGTCTAAAGGTGGAACCAACAAAAACGGAACCCGCCTTGAGTCCGCAACGAAGAATCGTTCGTTTAAGCGAAATAGTAACCACCAGCTTGTATCAGAAGTGAGCAGCAAAGAACGGAAGAAAAAGTGAACCTATCAGAGTATGACTGGCCCGGTCCGCTGGGCCTCAGTCCATTTGAACATCAGAAGTCTACAGTCGAGTTTTTGGTTAGCTACCCCAAAGCTTTTTGCTTCAACGAGCAAGGCACGGGGAAAACAGCATCAGTGATTTGGGCAACCGACTACCTCATGAAAATCGGGATGCTGCGCCGTGTGTTGGTAATCTGCCCCCTGTCGATCATGAAGTCCGCGTGGCAGCAAGATTTGTTTCGCTTCGCGCTCCACCGTACAGTAGCCGTGGCACATGGCTCCCGCGAGAAACGCCAGCAGATCATCAACAGTAACGCCGAGTACGTCATCATCAATTTTGATGGCGTTGGTATTGTCAAGGAAGAAATTAAGGACGGTAAGTTTGACTTGATCGTCGTCGATGAAGCCTCAGCGTACAAGAATGCGCGGACCGCTCGATGGAAAGACATGCGAGAGCTAACGCGTGTGGTCAAGGGCCTATGGATGCTCACCGGCACCCCGGCGGCGCAGTCCCCGACAGATGCCTACGGCTTGGCTAAGCTGCTCAATCCGCAAAACGTGCCGCTATTCTTTGGAGAGTTCCGCGACTCGGTAATGACAAAGGTCAGCCAGTATCGGTACGCCCCTAAGCCGACCGCGAAGCATGTAGTGCACAAAGCCCTGCAGCCAGCCATTCGGTTTGAGAAGAAACAATGCCTTGATCTGCCACCGCTGACGTACATGGACCGAGAGGCTCCGCTAACTCCGCAACAGACCGCGTTCTACAAACGCCTGAAGAAGGAGCTACTGATCAGCGCGGGTGGGGAAGAGATATCCGCAGTGAACGCTGCGTCCAAGATCAACAAGCTCCTACAAATTTCCTGCGGCTCCGTGTACACCGACACCGGAGAGATCATTGACTTTGATGTGTCCAACCGACTTAGCGTGGTGCAAGAGATCGTCGATGAGTGCAGCAACAAGGCGCTCATATTCGTGCCGTTTACGCACACAATCAAACTTTTGCACGAATACCTGACAAAAAATGGTATTGAGTGTGAAGTTATAAACGGAGACGTGTCTGTCAACCGCCGCACAGATATTGTTACTCGGTTTCAAAACCAGCCGAGCACGAAGGTTCTCATCATCCAACCGCAAGCTGCATCCCACGGGTTGACCCTTACCGCTGCGGATACGATCATCTGGTACGCTCCATGCACTAGCGTAGAGACATACCTGCAAGCCAACGCTCGTATCGACCGCCCCGGGCAAAAGAACCCGATGACAGTCATCCATATTCATGGAAGTCCTGTCGAAGCAAAGTTGTATTCACTACTGCGAAACAACATCAGCAATCACCAACAAGTGATCGACCTCTACCGCGAAGAAATTTTTACTTCAGACGCTTGACAGTGTAAAAAGCGCGTGGTAGAGTAACCCCATAACACAACAAGGAGATAGCAATGGACGATACCGTTCAGGACGAAGCACCCCCCAACAAGTTGGACCTTGACCAGTTGGCATCGATCTACATCAAGATGCGCGATGCCCGTGATGTGGTGCGCCGAGAAGCCGAGGCCAAAGAAAAAGAAATTGAAGAGCAGATGCGCGTCATCGAGCAGCAGATGCTAGACGCTTGCAAAACTATGGGTGCCGACAGCATCCGTACCCCACACGGCACGATCATTCGCTCAGTCAAGTCACGGTACTGGACGAACGATTGGGATTCGATGTATTCGTTCATACGAGAAACGAGTGCGTTCGGCCTGTTGGAGAAACGACTTCATCAAACAAACATGAAGGAGTTCATCTCTGAGAATCCAGACCTTTACCCACAAGGGCTAAATGTTGAAAATCAGTACACCGTGGTTGTTAGACGTTCTAAGGAAAAATGAAAATGAGTACTCTCATGACTCTTGATCAAAACTTGCCCGACTTTCTGCAGCAAGCAGGTGTTAGCGAGCTAACCAAACAACTCGCCGGTACCGCCGGTGGGGTCCCGCGCATCGTCCCCAAAAACGGCATCTTCCGCAAGGTCGTTGGCGGCGAAGAGATGGGCAAAGTTAAGGGCAACCTTAACGTGGTTATTGTTAACGCATCCCCCAAAGTGGGCCGTATCTTCTACGCGAAGCAATGGTCCCCCGACTCTGAGCCGACCGCTCCTGACTGCTTTTCCAACGATGGCGTAAGCCCTGACCCCAAGGCTGAGAACCCGCAGTCGGACCGTTGTGATTCGTGTAACAAGAACATCAAGGGCTCGGGCCAAGGCAACTCCAAGGCATGCCGCTATTCCCGCCGACTGGCTATGGTTCTTGAAGAAGACTTTGGCTCCGCCCTTGAAGGCAAGGTCTACCAAATGAACTTGGCATCGAAGTCGTTGTTTGGCGATAGCGTTGGCGATAACACCCATACGTTTGAGAACTACACCAAGTACCTCTCGAACAACGGCAAGTCGCTGGACTACGTGGTGACACAGGTAAGTTTCAACGAAGAGAACGACAACCAGTCGGTGCTGTTCACACCAGTGCGCTTCATCAACAAAGGTGAGTACGCAGTTACCAGCAAGGTAGCCCCAGAAACCCAAAAGCTGGTGGTCATGACCCCGTACCAAGCGGATGCTTCCGGTCGGGCAAAGCTGCCCGCCCCTGCCCCCAAGATCAATCCCGCCCCCGTGACAGAGGAGGATGCGGTCGAGGAGCCGGTCAAACGCGAAGGGAAAGCTAAGCCCGAAGCCCCTGTCGCCAAGAAAGACTTGGCCTCGGTGGTTAAGGCTTGGGGCGGAGAGTAAACATGAGCTATGGCTACAGTCAGAGCTTGGCGCAAACAAATAAAAGCGTGAGTGCCAAGTCTCTGGGTGTAGCTTTGGGCCGTATCTGTATCGAGCAGGGTATCAGCGTACAAGCAATAGCTGCCGTGTTCGGGGTGTCCCGGATGACGGTGTACAACTGGTTCAAAGGGGACTCCAAACCCAACCCCGCAATTGCAGACAAAGTCCAACGCTACATTAACACCCACAAGAAATAACTCATGTCGTTTGACTTGCTTGACGCCGTGCTGCCTACGCAAGGGCGGTACTGTGTGTTCGGGTATGGCAAGTATCCAGACCAGCGGTTTGTAGACACACGTGAAGAAGTTGATGAGATAGCTGAGAAGTTTGTAAAGAACGGGATCGACGCCTATTTTGGCTGCGCCAAGTTTGGACCGTTACCGAATCGAACACATGAGAACGCCCTGCACTTCCGCGCTTTGTGGATGGACATCGACTGCGGCCCCGCTAAAGGGGTACCGGATGAAAAGGGTCGGATCAAAGGCTACCTTGACCAAACCATAGGTCTACAAGAATTTCAAAAGTTCTGCGCTGCTGTCGGACTGCCAAAACCTATTCTGGTGAATTCTGGGTACGGGATTCACGCGTACTGGCTGCTAGAAGAAACACTCTCTCGCCGAGAGTGGGAGCCGCTATCGCAACGACTGCGGGAGCTGTGTGTTGAGCACGGGCTGATCGTAGACTCATCTGTCTTTGAGGCATCTCGTGTCCTGCGCATACCGGGTACATACAATTTCAAAGACAAAGAGAATCCAAAACCTGTCGAGGTGTGGAACGAAGACACCACACGCCTGACGTATGAGCAGGTGAAAACTCTGCTGGGCGCGCCCGAACCAAAAGACGACGCCCCTGATTTCATCCCGCGCTCCATGAGTCCGATGATGGAAGCGCTCATGGGCAACAAGGTCAAGCGGTTCAAGACCATCATGATGAAGTCGGCGCAGGGTGAAGGCTGCGCTCAGTTGTTGTATTGCTTCCAGAACCAGTCAAGCATTGAGGAGCCGCTGTGGCGGTCGGCGCTTTCTATCGCCGCGTTTTGCGTTGATGCCGACTCGGCTGTTCACAAGATGTCAGACCAACATCCTGAGTACGACCCCGTTCAAGTTGAAGACAAAGTTAAGAATCTGCGTGAGCGAGGTGGCCCACACCATTGCGCTACATTTGAAAAACAAAACCCCGGCGGCTGCGCTGGATGTACACACAACGGCAAGATCAAGTCGCCAATCATGCTTGGTGTGGAGATTGAAGAGGCCGACGATAACGAGTTCATTGTGGACGACGGAGAAGGCACCGTCACTACTTTGACGATACCCGAGTATCCGTATCCGTTCTTTCGTGGTGCCAAGGGCGGTGTTTACAAACGCGCGGTCGAGGATGAAGAAGAACCAGCACTTGTGTATGAGCATGACTTTTATGTGGTCAAGCGCATGCGTGACCCAGAGCTTGGAGAGACGGCGTTGTTCCGGCTGCACCTACCGCACGACGGCATAGTTGAGTTCACCATTTCTACCGCAGCCATAACGGCCAAGGATGAACTGCGCAAGACGCTGGCTCAATACGGAGTGGTCGCTCACACCAAACAGTACGAAACCCTGTCGCAGTTTGTGGTGTCGTTCGTAAAAAACTTGCAGTACGTTAGGAAAGCAGAACAAATGAGAACTCAGTTTGGCTGGGCCGACAATGACAGTAAGTTCATTCTTGGTGACCGGGAGATTACCAAGGACGGAGTGTTCTATAGCCCCCCATCGAGCACCACCAAAGATGTGGCCGACAAGCTTCACCCAAAAGGCACGATGGAGAAGTGGAAAGAAGTGTTCAACATGTATGCGCTGCCCGGACTAGAGCCGCAAGCGTTTGCCGCATTGACCGGGTTTGGCTCTCCACTGCTGAAGTTTACGGGGCTAGAGGGCGCAATCATCAACCTCATCCACCCGGAGTCAGGCTCGGGCAAGTCCACCGCTCTGTTCATGTGCAACAGCGTCTCAGGTCAGCCCAAAGAGATGACCTCCATGTTTAAGGACACGTTCAACGCCAAAATCCACCGACTTGGCGTGATGAATAACCTAGCCAACACGATTGACGAGATCACGAACATGAGCGGACTGGAGTTCTCCGACCTCGCTTACAGCATCTCGCAGGGCAGGGGGAAAGAGAAGATGAAGGGCTCAACCAACGAGCTACGCATCAACAACACCAAGTGGCAAGGCATCACGGTGTGCTCTTCCAATGCGTCCTTTTACGAGAAGCTCGGCGTAACCAAGAGCAGTCCAGATGGCGAGTCAATGCGGTTGCTGGAGTACAAGATCGAACCCACCGAGGCGATTGATGTGCAGACGGGCAAGCAAATGTTCGACCACCAACTGCGTGAGAACTACGGTCATGCGATGGAGGTCTACGCCCAGTGGCTAGTCAACAACAAAGAGGAGGCTGTTGAGCTTTTGCGCAAAGTCCAAGCTCGACTGGACAAAGAAGTTCAGTTCACGCAGCGAGAGCGTTTTTGGTCTGGTGTAGCTGCTTGCAATATTGCAGGTGGCCTGATCGCTAAAAATCTCGGGCTGCACGAGTACGATATGAAGGCTATTTACGATTGGCTTAAAGGAATGCTGAGCGAAATGCGACACGAAGTTAAACCCCCGCAAGCCACCGCAGTGACTGCACTGGGGGAATTTATAAACGCGCACATCACCAATGCGCTGGTGGTTAACGGCGAAGTCGATGCCCGCACCAATATGCAAGCGATGCCGCTGCTCGAGCCTCGGGGGGAGTTGATGATCCGCTACGAGCCGGACACCAAGGAGTTGTACGTATCAGCGAAAGCGTTTAAAGACTTCTGCGTACGCCAGCAAATCAACTACAAGGCCGCGTTAAAAGAGCTTGAGCAGGGAGGCATCTTTGTTGAGGCCATGAACAAACGCATGTCCAAGGGGATGCGAGTAGTCTCTCCGGCGGTGCGGGTTCTCAAGTTTGACGCGGCCAACGCCGAGTTCCTGCAGATGGACGCTGTTATTTCTACTGGCGATGAAAATCGAGACAGCGTCGTACTTGGTTAACTGGCAAAAGTTCCGGCCCGGGTACAGTTTTTTTGTACCCTGCATAAATGTAGAAGAAGCAAAGGCTTCTCTAGCCCAGACCACTCGCCGACTCCGCATCAAGACTATCACCAAAGTGGTGGTCGAAGACGGTATAAAGGGCTTGCGGGTCTGGCGCGTGTAGCCTACACTGCAGAGGCTACTATCTCCTTGGCATGTGACATCAATGCCTTTAGCCCCCGAGGTTCACGCCCCGGGGGTTTTTTCATTTCTCTTCGCGCCCTTTGCGTTCTTTCTCTGCAGCAGCTTTGCGTGACGGGACTAGCGCTGCAGCAAGGCCGATGTTTTTCTCAGTCAACGTCACCCCACGGTACGACTCGGCACGGCGTTCCTCTTTAGATTCCATCGAGCGCAAGAAAGTTTCATCAGTAATGGCGTAAGACGGATGCTCCGCGTTAAACTTTTCCATCTTGCGGAAGTATTTAACATACGCAGAAAAGTTCTTGTTGCGATACTCTCGGTCCAATTGGTTTAAAATTTCGTTACGCTCGTTGTTGATTTTTTGCTCAATACCAATCACTTTAAATGTAATGTACTGAGTATTAGCCAGTAAATCTGAACGGAAACCGACAGCTTGCCCGATCAACTCGCCGGTGGTAAACGCGTCCCGAGACAAAATCTTTGTGCCTTTGTTGTCCTTTGAGCCCTCTTGCCATTGCTCATACGAATTAATAAAGTTGCGGAAACCAGCCGGGGATAGTTTTTTTGCGGCTTTGGAGTAGTCTCCAAGCATCGCCGCCTCAATCCCTTCCGCCACAGACAACACCATGTTGGCTCCCGGGCCAGCTTTTTCCATCGCCATAGCCATCGCGTTTTCGCGCACAGTAGCGTACTCTTTAGTATCACGACTCCACAGGTTGTCG